TGGTTCGACACAGCCAAGCGCGAGTTCGAAGAGCCCGACCCTGACTCCCACTACGTCATGGGAGTGGACACCTCTGGCGGCGTGGGCGGGGACTACAGCGCGTTGGCAGTCATCAACCTCAGCACGCTGCAGCCCGCGTACATCGAGCGCAGCAACTCGCTGTCTCCTATTGACTGGACCGCGCGGGTAGTCACGGTCGCGCAGCGGTACTGCAACGCCCTTGTACTTTGTGAAAGCAACAACCACGGCCACGTTGTTTTACGGGAACTCGCAGCGCTCAAGTACAACAAGGTCTGGCTCGACAACGACGGGAAGCCGTGGACAACCACGGTCAAGTCGAAGCTCGAGGCTTATGAAACTTTGCGGGAATACATACAGGCGAACATGGTCTTTCAGCTAGACCAGTCAACGCTACAAGAGCTTCGCGCCTTAGAGGTCCGCAAGGTTACACCGGAAGCACCTTCGGGACTGCATGACGATCTTGCGATGGCGCTGGCCCTCGCGTACCGTGCGGTCAGGTCGGCGCCGCCATCACAGCGGCGAGAGGCACAGCGCGGGCACATGGATGACTTCATCAAGAGGCGCCGCGTGGACCGTATTCGCCGCAACGCTCTACCCTGGGGACGCGCTCAATGATTACGCCTAAGACCGCTCGCACCATCTACGAGGCGCACAACCGCTATTGGGACGAGTGCAGGCCAGAGATGCGCAGGATGCGCAACGCCTACCTCATGCGCTACTGGCAGCGCAGCCGCAGCTACGACGACAGCCTGCTCATCGAAACCTCCCGCGCCTACGAGCTTATCGAGAGCTACGTCGCCAGCCTCTTTGTCCGCGACCCTTCGGTTGTGGTGAAGCCGGACCTGCGAGGGAAGGGCGACCCCGAGCTTACCGAGGAAGTCGCCAACAACTGGCTGCTTCACACACGCCGGGAGATTGAGGACGCGCTTCGACTGGCGCTCATCTACCCGTTCGCCGCGATGAAGCTGTGCGCCAGCGACACGCCCGACGTTCTGCGCCGGGTGGACATGACGCCGGTGGGACCGTGGGACATCATCGTTGATGACGCTGCCTCCTCGTGGGCTACCCAGCGCTTCATCGGTCACCGCTACTACGTCCCGCTCGAAGAGGCCAAGCGCAAGTACGGCAACAAGCAGTACAGCAAGCGGACGTTCGCGCGGTACATCGACCGCCAGGACGAGGACGACACGCCTGCATACCGGCGGGATGAGGACAGCATCGGGCAGCCTGTTGCCGACTTCATCCTTGTCGTTGAGTTCTACGATCTCATCAAAGAAAAGATGTTTATCTGGAGCCCCGACTACAAGAACGGGGAGAAGTTCCTGTACGACGGGGTTGTGCTGGACGTGGGCGTAGTCGAGGACGATGAGGAAGTAGAGCAGGAGAAGTTTGACGGCATCCCTTTCCAGACCGCATCTGGCAAGCCCGTTGTGCCCATCGTGCCCATCTACATGAGCCGGGAGCCAGACGAGCCGTTGCGCGGGTACAGCGCGCTGCGCAGGGTGTACGACCAGATCGTAGAAATAAACACCATTCGTACTTTCCAGGCCAACGGCGTGCGCAAGGCAGCGCGGCAGTGGATGGTAGCCTCTGGCCTTCTCGACCCTGAGAGCATGGCGAAGATCGCCCAGGGTCAGGACGGGGAGTTCATTCAGGTCGAGCTGTCACCCGGCCAAGACCTGCGCTCAGCCATCGCGCCCGTACCGCACAGCCCCACGCCTCCAGAACTCGAGACTTACGAGCGGCAGGTGGAGAGCGACTTCTCGCGCGGCTCCGTCATGGCGCCGTTCACAAGAGGACAGGCGACTAAGGCCACGGCCACAGAGGTCACCGCGCTTGCAGCCTACAGCGCGTCCGAGATTGGCAGGCAGGCGCGAGAGCGGGACGCTGCCATCGCACAGGTCGCGCAGACCTACGTGGTCATGCTGGCTACGCTGATGGACGACGGCGATGTAGTTGTCCGGCTGGGCGGGAAGTCGCAGGTAGTTACGCCCGACGACCTGCGCGGTGACTTTAGTTTCTTTGCGCAGGACAGCGGCTCTACCCCGATGTCTGACACTGTGAAGAAGCAGGAGTTGACCAGCCTTGTCCCGCTGTTGCAGTCCCTCGGCGTGAGCAACGAGACCATCCTCAAGTCTCTGGTCCGGGCCTACGACCTGCCCGAAGACTTCCTGCCTGAGCAGGCACCGGCTGTGGCGCCGACTACTGCGCCGGCAGCACCGGGCCAGGGTCCTCCTGACCCGATGATGGCGATGGCCTCCCCGAACCCCGCAAACATCGCGCCTCTTCTTCCGCCCGGTGGAGTTGTCTGATGCCGCTCTACGAGTACCGCTGCCGCTCCGGCCACCTCATCACAATGCTGCGCAACTACCAGAGCCGTCTGGATGAGGTCATCTGCACTACCTGTAGTCAGCCCGCCGGCATCGTGGTGTCGATGCCCGCCAGAACCTCGTGGTCATGGGGTGATACCAAGTGGGATGGCTACCACGACCGCGGGCTCAACGTCACGCTGCGGGACCAGAAGCACCGCGAGCGCGTGATGAAGCAGCGCGGGCTGCGAGAGCTACAGGACGGGGAGGTCGAGCGCGAGATTTCTCGAGCCACCCGTGAGCAGGAACAGCACGACAAGAACATGAAGACCTACCAGACCGTGCTACAAGACACTGGCTCTACCGCTATGGCGATGGCGCAAACCTTCCCGAACCCGGAGGTGTGAAGTGGAGATGGACAAGATGATGGCGGACTACGACGAGAGCGCCGAGATGCTGCAGGAGGCATCCGACGACATGCTCCCCACCGTGACTGGGCGGTTCAGCAAGGCTGCGCTCAACGGGCTGGTGAAGAGCTTTAACTCCGCACTCGAAGTCGCCGGCTTTCCCGGTGACTACCCAGCTTTCAGCGGCGACCAAACATCTTTGCCGACCGACTTCGTGCGCGGGCTGGCGATGATGGCGGACGCTGCAGAAGAGACCGACTCTGGCGTGAGCATCACGCTGGACGGTGTTGCCGACGACCGGGGCCTCATGCTCCTCGCCGGTAAGCTCGACGCGCTGGCAAAGTCGGACGCCTTTAAGAAGGCTATGGCTGAGCCGGAGGGTGTCGAGGTGGAAGTCGAAATGAAGGCCAAACCCTCAGACGAGCAGATGTTCATGGAGCGTGCCTGATGAGTGAGAGCACCGCACCCGTGCTTACGCACACGGACACGGCGGCGCGCGACGAGGTAGCTGCAGCTACCCCCGCTGACGCCGGCCATCGCAACCCGGAGAGCGGGGACAAGTACAAGGCCGAGGTCGAGAGCTTGCTCACGGCCTACGAGCAGAAGCAGGCGCGCATCGCCCAGGAGAAGGCGAAGCAGGCTGCTGCTGAGGAGCCAGAGGGACTGCGCGATGGGGAAAGCTGGGACAGCATCTACGCTTCCCAGCCTCCCGAGGTGCAGCGCGCGATGTCCGAGATGCGGAAGATGATGACGCGCAAGACCCAGGAGCTTGCGAACGAGCGCAAGAAGCTAGAGGCGCAGAACAACGCGCTGCTCAAGAGCGGGCTGATGGAACAGCTTGCCGCAGAGGCAGACCGCAGCCCTGCTGACTTCGACCCGTTCAACCCTGAGCATGTAGCCCAGGCCATCGAAGCCAAGGTCGCCAAGCGCCTCAAGGAAGTTCTCGAGCCTCTGGCCCAGCAGAACGAGCACACAGAGCGCGTCGCCAAGTACGAGAGCTTTAAGTCAGAGCACCCTGACTTACTGACTGACCCGGCGGTGAAGGCGGGGGTCGCGGCGGTTTTACAAACTGACAAGCACATCTCGCTGGAGGCCGCGTACTGGCAGGTGAAGGGCAAGCTCCTTCACGCTGAGAAGCAGGCGCTACAGGAGCGCAAGGACCTAGAGCGCAGAGCAGCACGTAGAGCAGCGGGCGTAGTAGACCGAGGCGTGAAGCCGGGGTCGCCCGTCATCAACAGTCCAGACCTTAAGAGTCTTTCAGCCATCGACATCTACAACACCTTGAAAGCGGCGCGCGGCTGAGCTACAGTGGGGCTGACCACTCGCGGACCCTTCGGGATACGCCGCGGCCGGTTGGCCCCGTTGTAGCGGACACGCCCTTTCGTCCCACTCCATCCTGAGAAGAGAGTCATCCAATGCCGGTCACAACTGGTGTTCAGAATGACATTCTCGCTAGTACCCTGCGCATCCTTCGGGACCGGGAGGTTGACAACACCTTCCGCATCATCCCGCTGCTTGACGCAGTGAACCGGCTTGGGAATGTCGAGAAGGTCGATGGCGGGAGCTACATCGACGCCCCGGTCATCCTCACCGACCACTCCACCATCACGCAGCTTACCACTGGCTACGAGGCTGTCAGCCTTGCGGTCAAGGACCCTCTGCGTACTGCTTCTTACTCTTGGTGCGACGCGGCTGCGCCGATCGTCATCACCCGGAAGGAGGAGCTGTCCAACAAGGGTGAGCGTGCCATCATCCGTATTGCTGAGGCTCGCCTCAAGCAGACGATGGGCATGTTCAAGCGCGAGGTTGAGAAGCAGGTCATCGCTGGCTCGTCCACCATCCTGACCGACCTCCAGACCCTCAACGGTCTGGACGCCGCGACTGGCTGGTTCGAGGAGGCTGCCTTTGGCTCGCAGGCCAACACCGTCGGTGGTATCGCGAAGTCGAGCTTCCCGACTTCCTGGCAGAACCAAGTGCAGGACGGCAGCTTCGCGGCCAACGGCCTCAAGAAGATGCAGCAGCTCCTCATTGACTGCCAGCAGTTCGCACCCGAGGGCGACGTAGACCTCATCCTTGCCAGCCCCATCTCGTATGGGCTGTACAAGGACGAGCTGCAGCAGCTTGAGCGGTACGTCTCGGCCACTGAGGAGCGCAACATGGCGGGCCGTCTGGCCCTCCAGTTCAACGGCGCAGCGATGTACATCGAGCCGAACCTCGGCTTCACCGGCAGCGGTGGCGTCAACAAGATGTCGATGTACTTCCTGAACACGAAGCTCTTCAACGTGTACTTCGATCAGGACGCTATGTTCGAACTCGGAGACATGGAGACCATCAGCGGGTACGCTGCGATGTCTGCTCAGATTGCCCTTCGGATGCAGGTCACCACCCAGAACCTCTCTGGTCATGGCATCCTCATCAATGCGGAGACCTGAACATGGCAACGTCAACTCTCCTCCAGTCCCTCAACACTGACACCGACTTCGGCGGCGTCAGCACTGTTGGCGCCTCCAACCGGCGTCAGGTTGAGACCTTCATCGCCAAAGAGACTCTTCTCGTTGGTGATTGGGTCGCGTTCGACTACGCCGCCACCGCTGACGGGGATGTCACCCTCGGCGTGTTTAAGGCCGATGGCAACTCCACCCCGGTTCGCACCCCGATGGGCGTGGTCCTTCGTGGCCTCGACTTCGATGTGGACGGGGTTGTGGACCTGTCTTCGGGCAAGCGCGTCGAGGTGGTGCTCAGCGGCGTTGTTGACGCTCTAACCGGCGACAACGGCGGCGCGGGCATGGCTATCGGCGCCCTGCTCCAGATCACCAACACGGCTGGTCAGGTCGATGCAGCTTCCGCTGCCTCGGCACAGCCCGTCTGCGGCATCCTCGCGGAGACCGTGGCCGCCGCTGCTGGTGCCGGCATCCGCCGGGTTGTGGTTCGTAAGAGCTTCTGACCCAGCTACCCTGGCTCTAAACCGGGGTACACTGGCCCTGGTAGCCCTCGCCGGCTACCAGGGCCTTCTCATAGGAGTAGTCAATGCCCGCGTCCGACCTCAAAGAACTCCGCGAGTTCGTGGCAAACGTGCTCGACTACAACCCCAACAATGCCAACTATGCGCGGCAGGTGGATGACCTGCTCAATCAGGCAGACCGCACCATCTGTCAGGAAAAGCCGTTTACCTTCATTAACAAAGTTGTTGACGTTCCCGTCTACGCGGACGCCAGCTTTACAGCGTTAACGCTGACGAACGGTACGCAGGTAGTCACAGGTCCCGCTGGCTCCTTCCTGCCGTGGATGGCAGGCCAGGAGATTGAGGTCATTGACCCTAACGGCGCGAAGCAGACGTTCCTCATCAACAACGTCGTCTCAAGCACCGACCTGCGCATCGACCGGGACTGGACCTTTGCGACCGGCGCCTACGCCGCAACCATCATCAACCGCTACATCGACTTGCCGCAGGACTGTACAACTGTTCTCGGCATCGCGCGGCGTAGTCAGACCCGCACGCCTGACGACCCCGGCCTCCTCGACAACCTCGCGCGGTACGAGGACGAGTGGTGGAACCTCCCGCTCGGGGAAGTCAACCTGCCTATTTACTGGGTATGGTACGACCCCTACCATCTTCGCGGGCCACGGCGCGGGTTTAACCTCGGCACTGCCCCGGCTGTAGGCCGTGGTGTCAGGACGATTGAGTTCACGAGCACGCTGGTCTTCGCCAATAGCCGCGAGAGCGCGCATGGCGAGGTGGTCGCCATCACGGCCA